AATGGATTAAATAAAAAAATAGATGAATTATATAAATCTCATGGAGTAGGAACATTAGTGCCTGTTGGGAATAATAAAAGCGCTCTCATAGGAGCCAATCCTAAAAAAATTACAGGAGAAGAAAGACTAGAATTATTAAAACAAAGAACAATAAAACTTTTAGATGATCAGTTACTTTATGAAAAAACAAATGGTTCTCAGGGTAAACCAATAATGAGAGACGCCAGTAACGTAATAGTGGGACTAAGTCAAGGCGGTGATGTAGAAACAGAACAAGAGAACCAATCGCTCTTATCAAAAGCCGCTACTACCATTGGCAACATACTTATTCCTCAAGCAGAAGCATTACCTTTACCTAAAAACTTTTTATTAGGTGATGTACCTAAGATAAATAAAAAAGTAGAAATCAAACCTGAACTGCCTGCTCCTGAAGCACCACTCATGGAGAAGAGATATAATATCTTTGATGAAAATGGTCAGAAAGTTTATCAAAGTAAAAGCATAGATGATGCACAACAAAAAGCATTACGACTAGAAGATTTAGAAGGTAAGACGTTTACAGTTCAAGAGGTAGAAGTACCTATTAAAGTAAAAAAATCTAAAACAACAAAACCAGGGACAGCATTAGTTCCTACTGTAACACCTGATACTATTATTGGATCAGGAAATAGTAAGTTGTTCTATTCTGATCTCAAAGGAATCATCAACACTGACACAGGAAACTTAACAATCAAAGGAGTTACAGTCCCCGCAGACAGTGTTTCGATGTCAGCAAAAGAGTGGCATGATTGGTTTAGATCTAGTGGTATTAAAGAGGGTGAGTTGTATGACTCCTATGTTCGATCTTATTTAAATAAAAAAGGTGGGTTTAACAGAGAGACAAGTAAATTCACAAATGATCAGAAAATATCTTACGCTGAAATAAAAGAACTTGTTGATACCTCACCGACTAATTACATACAGTCCGTTTCCTATAGTGATGCCGCAGGTAATTTAAAATACGGCAATACAGGTAGACAAGATGGATCTATTAATGGATCAAGAGTAGAAAGAGTATTGTGGCTAGATTCAAAAGATATACGTGGAGACATTGGATCTTTACCAGATGAGATAAGACGATACGAAGGACACAGTAGTATGCGTAATGTTCAAAGCAGTAACGACTTTAGCGTGCAAAACAATACCTTGAACGGAGAACCTTACGTTATAGGTTGGTCACTTAATAGTAATCGTATCGGACAATTAAATAACACACCTATCATCGTCAATGTAGCAGATGAGATACAATCAGATTTTTTACAAAAAGCAGCTTCTCTTAAATCTAAAATTAAAAAAGAAATTAGAGATCTTGTGCAAGGCACGAATATACTACCTGGCGGAAGTGATGAGTTAGATGCACTTTATAAAAGATTAGAAAATGTGTTTCGACCTATGCCTGCTACATATGCACAATTAAAAAAATCTATTGATGAATTATTAGAATCAGATGCAATATTTCAAAAAATTGCTGATATGGATATGGATGATATTACGAAAGCAAGTTTTAAAGAATTAGGAGAAGCGGCAAAGAAAAGAGATAAAGCCTTAGCAACCATCAACGCAACTATCGATGACATTGACACTAGAGAACTGTTTCCAAACATACCTTTCAAAGATCAAAAGGACTGGGTGGATGCAATTATTAAAAATGATTTATATCACGCAGCGAAAGCTCGATTTAGTTTTGATGAGTCAGGTAAACTTGTCGTAAATCAAGACGCACCTGCGTATTATGCAGTTGCACCTGCAAAAGCAGTTAAGGCATACAGAGGGGGACGAGGTGTAGAGCTGACACCTGATAATCCAGATAGAAGTGGAACAATGGTTGCGTATGACATGCAATATGGGGGTCCTAATTTAAATGATCACACAGGACAACACTTTACTAGTAATGTAGAGGAAAGCTTAAATAAAATAGCAAATATGAAAAATTCTAAGGTGGAAGTAGGGCAAGTTAATTTTGGATTTGCAGGAGAGGGAGTAGACACCTTTATGATAGAGTTGACACCTGATATGTTGATGCCATATAAAGCATATAAAAAAGATGGAGGTCTAGTGAAAAAAAGTATATTATACACACCAATAGTTTCAATAGATAAGATATTATCTCCAATAGGAGCCAGTAGATGGTAGAAAAACGAATACAAAATACAATTTTAGATAGATCGCCTAATGAAAATAACGCTTTAGAGGTAGAGGGCGTAGGACAAGAAATAGAAGTACCTCAACCTGAAAACACAACTAAAGGGTATGAGATTATTGAAGAAGAGGACGGTGGTGTTACTCTTGACTTTGACCCAAATCAAAAACAATCTGAGGGAGATTACTTCGCTAATCTAGCGGAGTTCATCGATCAAGATATACTAGAAAAACTAGCCTCTGATTTACAGAAAAATTTTGAAGATGATAAAAACTCCAGATCTGATTGGGAGAAAACATATAAAGATGGATTAGATCTCTTAGGATTTAAATACGAAGAAAGATCAAAACCTTTTGCAGGAGCTGCGGGTGTCACTCATCCTTTACTTGCAGAAGCAGTCACACAGTTTCAAGCACAAGCTTATAAAGAATTACTACCCCCAGGTGGTCCTGTAAGAACAGAGATTATGGGTGAGTCAACACTAGAGGTAGAACAACAATCAGAACGAGTCAAAGAATTTATGAACTATCAAATTACTTGCGAGATGCAAGAGTTTGATCCTGAGCTAGATCAGATGCTATTTCATTTACCTTTGGCAGGATCTGCATTTAAAAAAGTTTACTACGATGGCACTTTAGAAAGAGCAGTATCAAAGTTTGTACCCGCAGAAGATTTGGTTGTACCTTATTTTATTACAGATCTAGAATCCTGTAACAGAATCACACATGTTGTGAAAATGAAACACAACGACTTGAGAAAGAATCAAGTATCAGGTTTTTACAGAGATATAGAACTAAGAGCAGACAGAGTCAATCCATCAGATATCAAAGAAAAACAAGATGAGCTATCAGGCGTAGAACAAGTTTCTTTTGCAGAAGACGAGCATAATATTTTAGAGATGCACGTTGATTTAGATATACCTGGTTTCGAGGACATGGGTACTGATAATAAAAAAACAGGCATCATGTTACCTTACATTGTTACACTAGACGAAGACTCTGGTGAAATTCTATCTATCTATCGTAACTGGAATCAAGGAGATCCACTACGAAAAAAGAAAGAATACTTTACACACTTCAAGTTTTTACCTGGCCTGGGATTCTATGGCTTTGGTTTAATTCACATGCTCGGTGGTTTATCAAGAACCGCAACTGCAGCTCTACGTCAATTAGTGGATGCAGGAACTCTATCTAACTTACCTGCTGGTTTCAAAGCAAGAGGTCTAAGAATCAGAGATGATGACGAAGCAATCAATCCTGGCGAGTGGAGAGATGTGGATGCACCTGGCGGTAATCTACGTGAATCGCTCATGCCGTTACCTTACAAAGAACCTAGTGCAACTTTATTTAGTCTTTTAGGTTTTGTTGTAGACGCAGGTAGAAGATTTGCAGGTGTTGCAGATATGATGATGGGCGAAAATGCTGGCAGTCAGCAACAACCTGTTGGAACAACCATGGCTATCTTAGAACGTGGTATGAAAGTGATGTCTGCTATACACAAAAGATTACACTATGCACAAAAAACAGAATTTAAATTATTAGCGAAAGTATTCGCAGATTACTTACCTGTTAATTATCCCTACAAAATTGCAGGTGCAGAGCAAAGTATTAAACAATCTGACTTTGATGAGAGAGTAGATGTTATTCCAGTTTCCGATCCAAACATCTTCTCAATGGCACAAAGAGTTACTCTAGCACAATCTCAATTACAATTAGCACAATCTAATCCAGAAATGCATGATTTACGAGAAGCATACATGAGAATGTATTCAGCTCTGGGTGTGCAAAACATAGAAAAGTTATTACCACCACCAGCAGAACCACAAGCACAAGACCCTGCAATAGAAAATGCAGGAACTTTGAATGGTATGCCACCTATTCCGTTCCCTGAACAAGATCATTCTGCACACATTCGTGCCCATAGAGCATTCATGTCATCAGAATTAGTCAAGGCAAACCCTGCAACAATGACAATTTTACAAGCACATATATCAGAGCACGTAGGATTTATGGCTAGAATGATTGTTCAAGAAGAAATGGCACCTGAAATGGAACAAATCATGCAACAAAGTGGTGGACAATTAACTCCAGAACAACAACAAGAGCTAGCACAACGCACAGAAAGTGGTGTTGCTATAAAAATAGCTGAAATTACAGAACAAATGGTTGCTGAAGAGCAAGAAATGATGGATAATATTGGTAATGACCCTCTAGTTGACCTTAAACAGCAAGAAATTGACCTTAGAAAGGACGATTTAGAGCTAAAAGCACTAGCAATGGGCGAAAAACAGGCATTAGATGAGAAAAAACTGATGCAAACTGATAAATTAACACGTGAAAAGATAGAAAGCCAAGAAGACATAGCTCAATTACGTGCAAATGTGGCCTTAGATAAGGCAGATAAAGACAGAAACGTAAAAAAAAGGAGAGATAACTAAAATGGGTAAATTATGTCCAAGAGGAAAAGCTGCTGCCAAGCGGAAATTCGATGTCTATCCCTCAGCATATGCAAATATGTACGCTAGTGCCGTTTGCAGTGGTAAAGTTACACCAGGCGGTAAGAAAAACAAAAAAGCTAATGGTGGTATGATAGGAAATGGCAATAAATTATCGCAATCTAGAAAAAAAGTATCACATATGAACATTGGTGGTGTTGCTAGAGGCTGTGGTGCAGTAATGGAAAACAAAAGAAAAACAACAAGTTACGCATAATGGCAAAAAAAGGGCTTAGAGCATGGGTTGGTGAGAATTGGGTAGATATTGCCAACAAAAAATCTGACGGATCATATCCTAAGTGTGGTAGATCTGGTGGAGAGAAAAGAAAAAACTATCCTAAATGTGTACCTGCCGCAAAAGCCGCTGGTATGTCTAAATCAAAAAAAGCAACAGCAGTTAGAAGAAAACAAAAAGTAGAAGCTGGAGGAAGAAGAGCAGATAAAAAACCTAATATAGCTAAAACATTAGCATCAGGAGGACTCGCTGTACGTGGTTATGGCATGGCAAGAAGATAATGGCAAAAACACCAGCATGGCAACGCAAAGAAGGTAAAAGTAAATCAGGAGGACTGAATCAAAGAGGCGTTGACTCTTATAAAAAAGAAAATCCTGGATCTAAGTTAAGAACAGCAGTCACAACAAAACCATCAAAATTAAAAAAAGGTTCAAAAGCAGCTAACAGGCGTAAATCATTTTGTGCTAGAATGTCAGGTATGAAGAAAAAATTAACAAGTAAAAAAACAGCAAACGATCCCAATTCAAGAATTAATAAATCACTAAGAAAATGGAACTGCTAATGAAACCAGCTAAAGTTAGTGAATTAACTAAAAAGGTTCTACAGGAGGCTAGTAAAATAGCTAAAGAACACTCTGAGTCAGAAGAAGACACAATTTTTATTGCGAATGCGTTTTTAAATGCATCAAAAATACTATATACTCAAGCGCTAGGTGAAGAGATAGCAACTAGTCTTTTACTAGAAGTTATGAGACAAAGTTTCGGTGATGCCGAGCGTACTTTACATTAAGGAGACAAAGATGAAAAAAAATGGAAAATACCCTACTAAAGGCATGAATGCGTTGGCCTCAAAAAGACCTGACGTTGCTAAAAAGATAATGGGTTATCAAAAAGGCGGTATGTCTAAGAATAAAAAAATGATGGGTGGTGGAATGATGGGTTATTCTGCTGGAGGTAGTATTGAGGTTGTTAAAATGCCTCAAGAAGTAGCCACACCTAAACTAGGACAAACTCTTGAGATTCCTGTCAAGGGACATAAAAACTATAAAGGCACTGTCAAAATTTCGTAAGGAGGATAACATGAAACTATTAAAAGATGTTATTGGATGGCTAAAGGAATGGAATGATTGGAACATGAAGGACTGGATTAAAGCTGGTGTTTTGTGTGTAATCGTTTTAGCAGTTTTAGGCGCAATCTAAAATGTGGCAACTATTAGCTAAACCTTTGCTCGGAGTCGTAACTGACTCCGTCAAAGGATTCGTTGAGACTAAAAAAGCAAAAGCAGAATTAGCTGTTACTGAAATTAAAGCTGCGAAAGCTTTGAAAGAACAACAGATTGAGGGAAAAATTAGCTGGGAGGCTTCTGCTGTTGATCAGATGAAAGGGAGCTGGAAAGATGAGCTAATTTTAATATGCCTGTTGGTTCCAGCGGTGGCAGTCTTTATACCTGGATGGACACCACATATCAAAGCGGGCTTTGAAGCTTTACATTCACTACCTGATTATTATAAACACTTATTATACATTGCATGCTCAGCTAGCTTTGGTATTAAAGGTGCAAAAGGAGCAATGGGGTTAATTACAAAAAAGAAATAATGAATGGATCCAATAGAATTAATAGAAGAATTAAATAAAATACTAAAGAATAATAGAAAGTTAGTCCACGATGTTGTATTGACAGGTGGTGCTTCAGACTATAATAATTATATGTATCTGATGGGTAAATTAAAATCATTAGATAATGTAGAACAAGAATTTAAAGAGTTCTTGCAAAAAAGGAGAATACAAGTTGAGTAAACCAATACCAGACAAAGTTTTAAACTTTGGTCAAGTTTCAGAGGATCAAGTCGAAAAGATTGATCCTAATAATATTCCAGAAAAATTAACAGAGAGACTACCTAAACCGACAGGTTGGAGAATAGTAATTTTACCTTACAAAGGAACAGGTAAAACTAAAGGTGGAGTTTATCTATCAGATCAAACTGTTGAAATGCAATCAGTCAGCACTACATGTGGTTATGTGTTAAGTGTAGGACCTGATGCATATAAAGATTTAAACAAATTCCCGGAAGGTCCGTGGTGTAAAGAGAAAGACTGGGTTATCTTTGGAAGATACGCAGGATCCCGACTCAGTATTGAGGGTGGAGAAATACGTATTTTAAATGATGACGAAATTTTAGCAACAATCAAGAATCCAGAGGATATCTTGCATTTATATTAATAACATGGAGGAGCCATGCCAGAACAACAAATAAATACTGCAAAAGACGAACCTGTTGTTAATGTCCCTACAGAAGGTGACTCAGTAGACGTTAATCTTCAACCAGAAGAAAAACAGGAAACAAAAGATGTATCACAACCTCAAGTAGTAACGGAAGAAACTCAAGGTGAAGAGTTAGAGGAATATAGTGATAAAGTAAAAAAGAGAATAGACAAACTTACAGGTAAACTACGTGAGGCAGAAAGAAGAGAACAAGCATCTTTTCAATATGCTAAACGAGTGGCTGATGAAAACAAGAAACTCAAGGCTAAATCAAATAGTCTTGACGCATCTTATATTCAAGAGTTTGAAGCTCGTACACAAATAGAAACTAAAAAGGCAGAACAAGACTTAGCAAACGCCATACAAGCAGGCGATGCAGAAGCACAAGTCGCAGCTCAAAAAGCTATAGCCAGATTATCTATTGACAATGAGCGTCTAATGGCTACAAAAGAAGCTAAGGAAAGTTTAAAAGAGGATAAGGCGGAGGATGTAACTGAAGCTCCTCAACCTGCTCCTAAAAAAGTAGATCCTAAAGCCGAGGCCTGGGCTGAAAAAAACCCATGGTTCGGTAAAGATGAGGCAATGACCTACGCTAGTTTTGGAATACATAAAAAACTAGTAGAAGAGGAAGGATTCAATCCTAACTCAGATGAGTATTATGCCGAAATCGACAATAGGATGCAAAAAGAGTTTCCCCATAAGTTTGGGGTAAATAGTTCGGAATCTACGAGACCCGTCCAACCCGTAGCTTCTGCTGGTCGTTCTACAACGCAATCAACATCAGGACGCAAAACAGTTAGACTATCTCCGAGCCAAGTCCATATCGCCAAAAGACTTGGGGTACCTCTGGAGGAATACGCTAAATACGTGAAGGAGTAATAGCAATGGAAAATAAAGTAACCAATAAGACCTCACGCTCAGATGCTACTCGTGAAAAAACAAAGAGAGCACAACCTTGGCGCCCACCGTCAAGCTTAGAAGCACCACCAGCGCCTGCTGGTTTCAAACATAGGTGGATAAGAGCTGAAACATTAGGAACAGAAGACAGAAAGAATATGGCTGGAAGACTTCGTGAAGGATTCGAGCTAGTTCGTGCTGACGAGTATCCTGATTTTCACGCACCTACAATTGAAAACGGAACGCATGCTGGTGTTATCGGAGTTGGTGGATTATTGCTGGCTCGTATACCAGAAGAAATTGTTGAACAAAGAGCAGAATACTTTGCGGAACAAACAAGAACGCAAGAGGAGTCTGTGGACAACAATCTATTCAAAGAGCAGCATAGAAGTATGCCTATCTCTTCCGAAAGGAATAGTAGGGTTACTTTTGGCAGTGGTAGAGGCAACGACAAAAATTAATATTTTTGTTATGGGTCCTATCACTTTTGTAACAACTAACTGGTTAAGGAGGACTTATAACCATGGCAAATAAAGACGCACCATTCGGTTTTAGACCTGCAAAGATGTTGGGTGGAGCACCCTTTAATGGCGGCCAAACAAGTTATGGTATTGAAAGTGGATATTCTTCAAACATATTCACAGGAGATGCTGTTGAACTGCACACAGACGGAACAATTACTGTCGGAGCTGCAGGAGCAACTAATTTAATTGGCGTGTTCAATGGATGTTTTTACACTGACTCAACAGGTAAACCGACATACTCAAAATACTGGCCTGCAAGCACTGTTGCAAGTGATGCAGTAGCGTTTGTGATCGATGATCCAAACGTAGTATTTGAGGCACAAGAGGACAGCACTAATATCGGAGCTTCATGGCCCGATAATAGAGGATCAAACGCTGACCTAGTATCAACCCATTCGGGCAGTACAAAAACTGGAAGATCTGGACAAGAGCTAGACTCTAGTTCTATTACTGCTGCGACAGCACAATTTAGAATAGTGGATGTTGTTTCTGATGAATACAACAACGAAACTTCTAGCGCTAACGGTAACTATCTCGTTAGAATTAATGAAGGTCTTCACTACGCTAATACTGCTGGTATTTAATAGGAGAGGCTAAAAAATGGCTATATCAAGAAGTCAACTCGTCAAAGAGTTAGAACCTGGTCTTAATGCATTATTTGGTCTTGAATATGCAAGATACGAGCAGGAGTGGTCAGAAATTTTTGACACTGAAACTTCAGACAGAGCGTTTGAAGAAGAAGTAGAACTTTCTGGCTTCGGTAGTGCACCAGTAAAAGCTGAAGGAGCAAGCGTACAATTTGACGATGCTACAGAAGCGTTTACTAGTCGTTACACACACGAAACAATTGCTTTAGCATTTGCTATTACTGAGGAAGCAGTAGAGGACAACCTTTACGATAGCCTAAGTTCTAGATACACAAAAGCTTTAGCACGTTCAATGGCTAACGCTAAAGAAATCAAAGGCGCAAATGTTCTTAACAGAGCATTTAACTCTTCCTACACAGGCGGAGACGGTGTTGAATTATGTTCAACTGCACACTTAACAGTGTCCGGTGGCAACTATGCTAACGAACTAGCAACAGCGGCTGATCTTAACGAAACTTCTTTAGAGCAATCATTAATTGACATTGCTGGTTTCATTGACAATCGTGGTCTAAAAATCGCTGTAAAGGCAGCTAAAATGATCATTCCAGTTAATCTTCAGTTCGTAGCTGAAAGATTAATGAAGAGTCAGTTAAGAACTGCAACTTCAGATAATGACATCAACGCAATCGGTAACATGGGCATGATCCCTGGCGGTTACGTGATCAACCATTATTTGACAGACACAGATGCATTCTTCATCAAAACTGACGCTCCAAATGGTTTGAAGCATTTTAACAGAGCACCAATCAAAACTTCAATGGAAGGCGATTTTGATACAGGTAACGTAAGATACAAAGCTAGAGAGAGATATTCATTTGGATTCTCTGATCCTAGAGGTATCTTTGGATCACCAGGCGCATAATCAATAAAAACTTAGAATGGGCGTATATCGCCCATTCTTCTTGTTGCAAATTTCACCTAAAACTGTATATATTAATAAAGTCACATAGACTGTAATCAGACAGTATAGAGACTATGTGATAAGGTCTATACAACCAAGGAGGTTTTAAAATGGGCAACTCAACATTTTCAGGTCCTATTCGATCTGAGAGCACAGTAAAAACTGTAAGCAAAAACGCTAGCACAGGAACAATTACTGAAATCATTACTATGGGTGATGCACCTGTTGCGTTAGGAGATGAAGATAAAACTCTTGATGCCGCAACACACAGTGGTAGAACTCTTGTAGTTCCAGCAGTCACAGCTAACAGAACTATTACTTTACCTGCTCCCGTAGCTGGTCAAACTTATAAATTAATTTATGGTGGTGCCGCAGAGGAAACAGAAAATCTAATTATCGTAACACCAGGAAACTCTAACTTCTTCCTAGGTGGTGTCGTTCATATGGATTCAGATGCTGACAATGTATCTGTATATTCTGATGGCAACTCAAATTCAAAATTGACTTTGACAGATTTTGGTATCTTTGAAATTAATATTGTAGCTAAAGATAGCACTAATTATTATATTTGGGGTTACCAAGAGGGTGCAGATGCACCTGCATTTGCAGATCAATAATATTTAAAGTGAGGGCTTCGGCCCTCACAGTTTCTTAATTAAGGAGGGAAACAATGGCAGATACAGTAACAGGACCTACAATACTACAACAAAATGACAATCGTGTTGTCATTAAAATGGTTGTACAATCAGATGGATCAGGTAGCACAACACCTTTTGGCGATGTTTCAGAATTACTTGCTAGAAATGACGGCACAGCTGTAGCACACTTAGGTTTACTTAGAGTTTGGTATTCATGTCAAGGTGGCGATGGAGGTGACTCTTTTGCACGTCTAGATGAAGAAGACTCAGATGGAGATATTCCTATCATTGGATTAACAGGCGCAGGCTATTGGGATTTTAGAGAGTTTGGTGGTATTCCAGCAGACAAATCTAGTAATAGTAATGAAAGCGATGTAAATTTTGTTGTACCAAGCACAGCTGATTCAGGCAACATGTATACAGTTATAGCAGAGTTTCAAAAGATATATTAGGAGTAAAATATGCCTACATACTCAGGTACTAACGCATTTACTCTTACAATCGAAGAGGTCATAGCAGAGTCATACGAAAGGTGTGGTTTGTTTGTAAGATCAGGTTATGATCTTAAAACTGCAAGAAGATCTCTTAATTTACTTTTTGCAGAATGGGCTAACAGAGGTTTAAATCTTTGGACAATAGAACAAAGAACAAAAACTTTAGTAGCAGGAACTTCTTCTTATGATTTAGATACTGATTTAGTTGATGTATTATCTGCTGTTGTTACAGAAGCTAGTGATTCTACTGTTGATAGACAAATAGAAAGAATCAGTAGAGCTGAGTATTTGAACATATCGAAAAAATCTACGTCAGCTTCTCCCACTCAATTTTACATAGAGAGAACCATTACTCCTAAGTTGTATGTATATCCAACACCCGATGCAGCTGATACATTTAAGTATTATGCAATGACTAGAATTGCAGATGCAGGTGAATATACAAATAACCCAGAAGTACCTTTTAGATTTTTTCCTTGTTTAGTATCAGGTCTTTCTTATTACATAGCGATGAAAAAAGCACCTGAAAGAATACAATTATTAAAACAAGTTTATGAAGATGAGTGGCAAAGGGCATCAGCAGAGGATAGCACTAGGTCAAGTATAAAAATTGTTCCAGATGTAGGAGTTATGTAATGGGCACAGCAAGAGGTAAATACGCTAAAGCAATATCAGATAGAAGTGGGTTTGCTTTTCCTTATAGTGAAATGGTTGAAGAGCATGATGGAGTGTTTGTACATAAATCAGAGTTTGAACCCGAACATCCACAAGAGGATAATCCCTCTACACATAGAGCAGATGTCGAAGCACTTAAAAATGCAAGACCAGACAGATCAGAACCTGTTGAGGTTAAAGTAGGTCAAAAAACATTTTTTGATCACAATGATACAATGTCTCCTCAAGAACAAAAATTTATAGTATTAAAAGCCACTGTTAGTGGCGTGACTGTGAGTATTTCATAATGACAACTTACTCAGAACTAGTAACTCAAATAAGAGACTACACAGAAGTAAGCTCTGACGTTTTAACAGATACAAGAGTTAATGATTTTATAGAACATACTGAAAACAGAATATTTAGAGATGTTGATATTGATGTTTTTAAATCTAATCAAACAGCTAATTTAACAGCATCTAATCCTTTTGTATCTTTACCCGGTGGATCTGCACCTGATCCAACATCTTTGGGTACAATAAGAACTATGCATATTTTCCCTGCTTCAGGAACTCCTACTCGAACAAATTTAGAACAAAGAGATGTTTCATTTATTTCAGAATATGCACCTGATAGAACAGCCACAGGCACTCCAATCTATTGGGCATGGTGGGATCACAACTCTTTAATAGTTGCACCTACACCAGATTCTGCTTATAATGTAGAACTGGGAATCACAAGATTACCAACAAGGTTGTCAAGTACAAATACAACATCTTGGATAGGCAGTAATGCTCCAAGTGCTTTATTATACGGATGCCTTGCCGAAGCCTTTAAATTTTTAAAAGGTCCAGCAGAAATGCTGCAATTATACGAACAATCATATCAACGTGCTATTCAAGAGTTAGCTATAGAGCAACAAGGAAGGCATCGAAGAGATGAGTATATGCATGGAGCCATTAGGCTTCCTATTAAATCAACAAGTCCATAAGGAGGATAAACAATGGCAATTACACAAGCTGTGTGCACTAGTTTTAAACAAGAGCTTTTAACTGGAACACACAATTTTACTGCAACTACAGGAGATACTTTTAAGATTGCATTGTATACAAGTTCTGCTTCTCTAGATGCAAGCACTACTGCTTTCAGCACATCAAACGAGGTTTCTGACTCAGGAACTTATAGCTCTGGTGGTGGTACTTTGACAAGCGTTACACCAACAACCTCAGGAACAACAGCTATATGCGATTTTTCTGATATATCTTTTACATCTGCTACAATTACTGCAAGAGGAGCTTTAATTTACAATAGCTCTGATTCTAATAAAGCAGTAGCGGTGTTAGATTTTGGTGGCGACAAAACATCTACAAGCGGAACCTTTACAATACAATTCCCAACTGCTGATGCAAGTAACGCTATATTGAGGTTAGCATAGGAGAATTAAATGGCATTAGTCATTAATGATAGAGTAAAAGAAACAAGCACTACAACAGGCACGGGTGCTGTATCACTAGGTGGTGCAGTTACTGGTTTTGAAACTTTTGCAGCTGGCATTGGTAATTCAAATACGGTTTACTACTGTATTGCGCACCAAGATCAGGATGAGTTTGAAGTTGGCCTGGGTACTTTAAATGGTGATAGTTCTACTTTAACTAGAACTACAGTCATATCAAGTTCTAACAGCGACAGTGCAGTAAACTTGAGCTCAGGAACAAAAGATGTTTTTTGCACATTACCTGCAAGTAAATTAATTTTTGAAGATGCAAATAATGATGTAACGATAGGTCGTAATTTAACTGTTACTGGTGATTTAACAATCTCTGGTGATGATATTACCATGAACACTAATACTAGTGGTGCGGCACTTATTGGTGATGGTTCAAACTTTAATCCTGTAGTTATATCTGGTGATCTTAGCATAGCCACAAACGGAGCAGCATCATTAGCTGCGGCACAAACAAATATTACATCCATTTTAGCAACCGATGTTAAAATTGGTGAAGATAATGAAACAAAAATAGATTTTGAAACAGCAGACGAGATACATTTCTACGCTGCAAACGCTGAACAAGTATTTGTATCAGATGGAGTATTTGGCCCACAAACAGATAGTGATGTTGATTTAGGAACTAATTCTGTAAGATTTAAAGATGCTTATGTTGATTCTGTGACAGTCACAGGCGATATTAGTGTCGGAGATGATCTTACTGTCAATGGTGGTGTTATTGATGTAAAAAATGCAGGTGCACAATCAGAAGTTAGATTTTATTGCGAGTCATCAAATGCTCACTACGCGGCTATTAAAGCACCAGCTCACTCTGCTTTTTCTGGCAATACAACATTAACATTACCAGCAACAACGGATACAATTGCAGGTATCGCATCAACACAAACATTAACAAATAAATCTATTGACTCAGACAACAATACAATTACAAACATTGTAAACGCAGACATTAAATCAAGTGCTGCGATTGCAGATACAAAATTGGCTACAATATCTACAGCAGGTAAAGTAGCATTAACAGCATTAGAGATTGATGGAGGATCTGACATAGGTGCAGATTTAACAACATCAGATTTAATAATAGTGGATGATGGTGCTGGAGGCACAAACCGAAAGGCAGCATTATCTAGAGTAGTAACATTAATGACAGCTCAAGGATTCTCTCAAGAAGATCCTACAGCTTTAGCAATAGCATTAGGATAGGAGGGTAAATGGCAAATACTTTTAAATTAGTGACAAAAGCAGGTGTAACAAGTGCTGACGTTATTTACACCGTGGCCAGTTCTACAACAACTGTAGTTCTTGGTGTAATGGTAGGTAACACAACAACATCACAAGTCACTGCAACAGTAAGTTTAGCATCAGATACTTCCAACAGAGCAGGTGCAAATAATGAAGCTAACCAGACAGTTGAGTTAGTAACTAATGCACCCATACCTGTGGGTGGTACACTTGAATTATTGTCAGGTAATAAAGTAGTTATGGAAGCAACTGATACGCTTTCATTGACAGCTTCAGGTGCATCAGACATTGCTGTATCGATTATGGAGATAACCTAGAATGGCATACGTTGGTACACCCATAGATACAACGAATCAGTTTCAGTCTTTGGTAGGTAAAAGGTTTAGTGGTAATGCCAGTACAACAGCATTTACATTAGACGTTGCACCAAGTTCTACACTAGACATAGAAGTCTTTGTAGAAAATGTTAGACAGGACCCAAACTCTGCATATAGTTTATCAGGCACTACATTAACATTTGCTGCCGCACCCCCTAGTGGTACAAATAATATTTATGTAATACATCAAGCAAAAGCAGTAGGAACAATCACTGCTGGTGCAGGAACTGTCAATGCAGATTCTTTTGATAACACAGTTATATCTGGACACACAGCTTTAACATCACCTCCTGCAACAACAGATGAATTTTTAATATCAGATGCAGGAACAATAAAAAGAATAGATTATTCTGTTTTAGGGTCTACCCCTGCTTTTCAAGCATACGGAAGTGGCTCTGACCAAACAATATCTGATGCTACAGCTACAAAAGTAACTGTATTTAACACAGAGGAATATGACACAAATAGTATGTTTGCTAGTAATAGATTTACTCCAACTATAGCTGGTAAATATTTTTGTTATGCAAATTTATATTGGGATACAGGAACATCTAATGATTTTCACAATGGTTCAGTATCGTTAAGAAAAAATGGCACTAACATTTGTGCTATTACTAATAACTGGAACGCAAGTGGTGGTAATGCTATGGGCAATCATGTGGGAGCAGTAGTAGAATTTAATGGTTCTAGTGATTATGTAGAAGTTTATTGTTATCAAAATACTGCTTCAGGAAATTCATCTACAGTTTATGCCTCACAGTCTAATTCAAGTTTTGGAGCATATAGGATTATAGGAATATAATATGGCAAATTTAAAAACAAAAACAAAACTATATATAGAGGCAAATTCTGCAACTTGGGACGATACAAAAGTATCTTTACAAAATGATGGTAGTGGCGACTATATAAAAACATGGACATATAGTTTTTCTAAACCAACAAATTCACAAATAGCATCATATGAAACAGCAGGTAATACCGCAGAAACTTTATCAGGTGTTTTAAGTAAAAGAAAAACAGAATACTTATCATGGAATGAACAATTAGATAAACTATGGCACGATATTAATGATGGTAAATTAGATAAGACAGGTTCTTGGTACAAACATATTAAGGCTGTCAAGGATGCAAACAGTAAAGGGTAGCTATGGCATTTGGAGAAGTTGGAACATCACTATCCAAGATAAAAGCCAATAGCTTAAATCTTGCAGGTACATTTGGATTTAGTGGCACAGTCACAGGATTAGCTGATGAAACACCTTTAGTATTACTAAGCACATTTACTTCTGATGGTTCTGATGCTACTGCAACATTTGCCAGTGGAATAGATTCTACATATAAAGAATATTTGTTCGTGTTTAACAATATACATCCACAAAATGATGAAAAAGATTTACAAGTAGGATTTAGAGATGGTGGAAGTGATTATGATGCTGTTAAAACTACATCTTATTTTGAAGCTATACATGATGAAGCAGATAGTTCTACTAGTTTAGGATATCAAACAGGTTTAGATATAGCACAAGGCACAGGTTTTCAAACTATTTTAAGATTTATAGGTGATGATAATGACCAAAGTGCATCAGGTATAATGAGGCTGTATAACCCCTCAAGCACAACTTTTGTAAAACATTTTGTTGCAGTGGGAAGTTCTGTTACAGGAGGCGATTATGCTAACAATCATTTTATTGCAGGATATATTAATACAACCACAGCTATAAATGGTGTTCAATTTAAATTTAATAGTGGTGAAATACAAGGCGGAACAATAGATTTATTTGGAGTAGTATAATGGCACTTAGTAAATTAGCAGCAAACTCTTTTGACCTAACAGACAATTATGCTTTAACAGGTACAGTGACTGGAGTTGTATCTACACAAAAATTATTTTTAATTAAAAATTTAGATGCAAGTTCTAGTAGCACATTAAGTTTTGTTGATGGTGCTAGTAGTGTTGTATTAGATAATACATATAAAACATATTTATTTAAATTTATAAATATTCATTGTGAAACAAATGACAAACACTTAACATTTCAAACTAGCACTAATGGTGGTAGTAGTTACGGAGTAACGTTAACAAATACTAATTTTAGGTCTGCTCATAAAGAAGACGATAGTTTTACTTTTTTTGGATATGTTGATAATGATGTAGCACAAGGCACTTCTTTTGCTGTTATAAATGAAGGATTAGGAAATGCAAATGATGCTTCAGCATCAGGCGAACTATGGTTGTTTAACCCTAGTAATACTACTTTTGTAAAACATTACATGAGCCAATTTTCAGGTATGAACTTTCAAAGCCCTCCTCAAGCAACTAATTATTTTACAGCAGGGTATTTTAATACAACTTCAGCGATTGACGCAATACAATTTAAAATGTCTAGTGGCAATATAGATTCAGGGAGGATAGCATTGTATGGCATTAAGTAAGATACAACCTGCATCCATGGACCTAACTGCTAATTATGCTTTTACAGGGACTAACTCTATATCAACGATAGATTATGAAGAAACAAAACTA